TCATGATGAACTGGATCACATCTTTACCCCTTAATATGAGTTTCAAATATAATGAAGATGAGCTCCTACAAGAGCTCCGTGATTACATTGCTAGTACATACAACCAACATTACTCTACTGGCAATGATAGTATTCAAACCCTAGATTTGATTGAAGCATGTGGTGATGCTGAAGCATTCTGCCGAAGTAACATCCTGAAGTATGCTTCACGCTATGACAAGAAGGGCACTGCCCGTCGTGATATCATTAAGATCCTACACTACGCTTTGCTCCTACTACATTTTTCTGACAAAACCAACGTTACTGAGGAGTATCCTAATCGATGAGTCAACTTTCACTTACACCCGAAACTATTTCTGTCCTGAAGAACTTCTCGACAATCAATGGATCTATTATGATCCGTGAGGGTAATGTGTTGAAGACAATCAGTGTTGGTGAGAACATGATTGCTCAGTACACTTCACCTGAAGTGTTTCCTAAGACCTGTGGCATCTATGACCTAGGTCAGTTCCTTCTGGGTCTGTCTCTCTTTGAAGATCCTGGTCTGAACTTTGACAACGATGAGTATGTCACCATCCGTGGTGGTCGTCGCTCTGCTAAGTATTACTTCTCCGATCCTGAGATCACATTGAAGTCTGCTCCTGATCGTGATGTCAAGTTCCCTGGTGCTGACATGGAGTTCTCCCTGTCATCTGAAGAATTGAAACGACTTCAGAACGCATCTATGATTTACAACTTGCCAGATCTTTCTTTTGTATCTACAGAAGATGGTACGGTTGCTCTAAATCTGTGTGACAAAGAGAACGACACTGCTAATGCTTACACTCAGGAGACTAAAGGCACTGCTACTGGTGCTTATGAACTGTTCCTGAAAGTTGAGAACCTCAAACTGTTCCCTGGTGATTACAATGTGAAGATCTCCAGTAAACTGATCACCGAGTGGCGTCATGTCAGTCACGACCTTGTATACTATATTGCTCTTGAGCCTTGATTATGAACAAATTTCTTTGGGTTGAACAGTATCGTCCCAGTAAGATCGCTGACTGTATTCTTCCCGAGAATATCAAAAAGTCCTTCCAGGGATTTGTAGAGCAGGGAGAGATCCCTAATCTTCTCCTTGCTGGGACTGCTGGCGTCGGTAAGACTACCGTTGCTAAGGCGCTGTGTGACGAGATCGGTGCCTCTTACATCGTCATCAATGGATCGGACGAAGGACGCTTTCTGGACACTGTGAGGAACCGTGTCCGTCAGTTTGCTACAACTGTCTCACTGACCTCTGGGGGCGCTCACAAGGTCGTCATCATCGACGAGGCAGACAACACCACTAGCGACGTTCAACTGTCTCTCAGGACCGCTGTGGAGGAGTTCCATAGCAACTGTCGTTTTATCTTCACCTGTAACTTCCCTAACAAGATCATTGAACCTCTTCACAGTCGCTGTACTGTGGTGGATTTCAAGATCAATACAGATCAAGCAGTTGAGTTACAGGGAGCATTCTTTGCTAGACTGAAAGAGATTTTGGGTGAGCAAGGTGTCGAGTACCAAGATAAAGTTCTGGCAAAGGTTGTTAAACGTTATTATCCTGATTGGCGTCGTCTCATTAATGAGTGTCAGCGATTCGCTGCTAGTGGCAGTATTGATTCTGCTATCCTTGCTGATGTTGCTGACATTAACCTAGACGCTCTGGTTCGTTCTCTCAAGAACAAAGAGTTCACCATCGTTCGTAAGTGGGTAGTTGATAACATCAACAATGATCCTACTACTGTGATGAGGAAACTCTATGATGTCTTGTATGACAACCTCAAGGGAGCATCTGTTCCAGAGGCAGTCTTGATCATTGCCAAATATTCTAGGGACATTCACATTGTTCCTGACCAAGAGATCAATCTTCTGGCATGTCTGACTGAGATTATGATGAGTTGTGAATTCAAATGACAGTTAAAACTACACCAGAGAATGTAGCGGAAGCAAACGAAGGATTGTTTCGTGCTACAATGAATCTACCTCATGCTGCTGCTCATTGTGGAATGACTGAGCGTGAAATGAAACACATCTTTCGTGAATATCTGAAGTACAATGACCCAGACTATGAAATCCTTGAAGACTCCCCTCAGGTATCCAGGAGGGAAGAGTCGTGCCCTGAGTAAACTCTTTCAATACATTCCTGATCTGAAAGATTATGATGAGTATCGTGAACCATTCTTGGGTGGTGGGTCAGTAGCACTGGAAGTATCTAAGAGATATCCTCATTTGGACATCTGGGTCAACGATTTGTACGAACCTCTCTATAATTTCTGGAGAGAACTCCAAGATCATGGTAATGAAATTAAGAACATCCTCCTCCAACTTAAACAAAGGCACCCTGACCCCAGTTCTGCCAAAGGACTTTTTCTCGATGCTAAAGATTATCTTTCAGGATCTCAGACAACCGTCCAGTTTCCGCCATACAGTGAAAGTATTTGGCGTGCTGTGTCTTTTTACATTGTCAATAAGTGCAGTTTTTCAGGTCTCACTGAGTCATCATCATTCTCGAAACAAGCCAGTGACAGTAACTTCTCCTTCAATGGAATCGAGAAACTGACTGACTACCAGGCATTGATTGGCAACTGGAAGTTTACTAACCTACATTATGAAAAGTTATTTACAGACTCCAAGCGAGTATTCGTCTACTCAGACCCACCCTACGACATTAAAGCTAACCTTTATGGGCGAAGGGGCAGTATGCACAAGCAGTTCTCCCATGATGATTTTGCTGCTGACAGCGATCGGTATGTCGCTCCTCACCTCGTATCTTACAATTCGTCTCAACTGGTCAAAGAAAGATTCGACGGGTGGACAGTAGCAGAATTTGCACACACTTACACCATGAGATCCGTAGGGTCCTATAATACAGATCAAGCAAGCAGGACCGAACTGGTCCTTATGAACTATGAAGTGTGAAGTCAAACTCTACGTTGCTGGCAAAGTCTTCACCGAGGAAGTCTATGCCCGTGACTACCAGGAAGCACGTGAGGTTGCCCTGGCACGTAACCCCAATGCTAGAGTTGTTGGAGTCAACGCTAAGTTCTAATGTGGAGACTGTGGGCGAAAGCACTTGGTCAGAAAGAGGGTAGAGACGAGAAGGAAGCAGATAAGATTGCCATCATCAGAAGTCTTATCATGCTTCAGTTGGTTCTGACTAACCTGTTTATTATATCGGGAAACATTTTATCATTTTACAAACACTTTAATGGCGGAACTCAAGGACTACCTGTACAGCATCAACCAATCCAAAAAGAATATTGTCAAGGATGACACAGAGGCGGAGCGAAAGTATCCGCCTTTTATTGTAAACAAGTGTCTGTCATCTTTTACCGACAGCATTCTGTATGCTAACGAGATGAACAAGAACCCTCATCTCGACAAAAGACTACAGTATGACTTTTTTATAAATAGTTTGAAGCCGAGGAAACGTTTCACTCCCTGGTTACGTAAAGAAACTCTGGAAGAGTTAGAACTTGTAAAGCAATATTATGGTTATAGTCATAATAAAGCATTAGAAGCTTTGAATATTCTCACTAAAGAGGAACTTGATTCTATAAGAAAGACATTGAATAAAGGTGGTATGAAATGAGTACAGACATTGAAGTAACTTGGCAACCTACCGACATGGTAGAAGTTACCCTGGGACAACCTGACGATTTCCTCAAGGTTCGAGAAACCCTTACACGTATTGGTGTAGCATCCAGGAAAGAAAGGAAACTATATCAGTCGTGTCATATCCTTCACAAGCAAGGAAAATATTATATCGTTCACTTCAAAGAGTTGTTCGCTCTCGATGGTAAGAGCACAAATCTCTCATTGAATGATGTACAAAGACGTAACAGGATCATTCAACTTCTTTCTGATTGGGGTCTTGTTTCTGTAGTGGATAACGAAAAAATTTCTGACGTTGCTCCACTCAACCAAATCAAAGTTCTCGCTTTCAAAGAAAAAGACGAGTGGACTTTGGAAAGTAAATACAACATCGGTCGAAAGAAGACTGAAGTATAATCCGAACCAAACCGTTACGGTTACTACCGTAGCGGTTTTTTTGTGTCTTGGTTAAATAATATTGGATGCCTTCGGGGTCCGATTCAATTAAACTCTCGCTTAAATAAAGGAGAACAACCATGACAAATACTTGGGACATTTATCTACCCCACGCTGTAGGTCTGAGTGATGTGTTTCATCGCCTTGATTCGATGACTCAACATGATAAGAACTATCCTCCCTACAACCTAATCAAGTATGACACCAGTAACTACGAAGTTCAAATCGCTCTGGCAGGTTTTAAACCAGAGGAGATCGAAGTATCTACTGAATCAAACATTCTCAGAATTGCCACAACACATGCGAGACAAGATCCTAAGATCGAGTATGTCCACAAAGGCGTCTCGAAGAGATCTTTCACTAGAACATGGCAACTGGGAGATGATGTAAGAGTAACTGATGTAGATTTTGTGGACGGTTTATTGTGTGTTTCGCTGGAGAAGATCATCCCAGAACACCAGAAGAAAACTGTATATGAAATTGGACAGAGACCGTCTAACAAGCAACTACTGACAGAATAAATATTGGCACAGGACCGCTTGTCGGTCCTGTATTTTTTTGGTATAATATTAGAAACCAGTATTGATATGTCATCTATTAACATTATTCATTTGGTTTCAGGTGAGCAAGTCATTGCCAAAGTCAGTGAGTTGAGAGACAATGAAGGTGAACCCTTCTGTTTCTTGCTCTCAATGCCTATGGTATTGGATTTAGTCCCTGGTGAAAAAGAACCCCAGCGGGAGATTAATTTCTTCCCGTGGAGTCCTTTTAGTAGCAGCAGGGAATTTAGAATCGGGTTTGAAAAGATCATTAGCATAGGTGATCCCTTGCCTAATGTTCTTTCAACATTTATTGAACTTACCCAACCTGTATATCCTGTTCTATCACCAGAAGAATTCGAGAAATTTAAACAAGCACAAGGAGCAACTAAAAAATGAGCGACACGCCTAATCTAAATCCGTCCATTGTAGTATTGAAGTCGGGCGACAAGCTAATCACTATTCTTCAGGAAGTTTTTGAAGGTGAAGGTGAAGATCGTAAAGGAGTTTGTCTGTTGATGAACTATCCTTATGAACTAGCACTGATCAAAACTCCTTCTGAAGATGACCCTGAAGGCGATCTTCAAGTCAAGTTCAGCAAGTGGTGTCCCTACTCTATTGAAAACTCTTTCCGTATTCCATATGACGGCATCCTGACGATTGGTTCACCTGATCCTGGTCTTGCTGGAGCATATCAGGCAAAAGTTGACCAGCAGAAAGCACAGGTAGAACCTGAGGCAACTCCACCAGCAGCACCTCCCACTAACGTAG